GCAGAGTGTTAAAATAAAATCCCCTGCAAGTATTGTAAATACTGACATGACAAAAAAAATCTCGCCCCCAAGTGCTACCAACACTCAGAGGCGAGCAGAGCGGATACTACCAATATCAGCTCAAAATGAACAAAACCCAATCACCACAAAAGGGCTTATTCTGCCCTTTTATTATACTGCATATTATTAAATATGTCAAGAAAATAGGAGGAAAAATCAATGAAGATCGCAGCGGCTTACGTTCGTGTTTCCACCGAAGAACAAACAGAGCTGTCCCCTGACAGCCAGGTCAAGCTCATTCGTGAATACGCTAAGAAAAACGGCTATATCGTGCCGAAAGAATTTATCTTCCACGATGACGGCATTTCGGGACGTTCCACCGCCAAGCGGCAGGGCTTTAATCAGATGATCGGCACAGCTAAGCTCAAACCAAAACCCTTTGACGCTATACTGCTGTGGAAATTCAGCCGTTTCGCCCGCAATCGTGAGGACAGTATCGTCTATAAATCAATGCTCCGAAAGCTTGGTATCGACGTCATTTCTATCTCCGAGAACGTTGGCGACGACAAAATGTCCGTGCTTATCGAGGCTATGATAGAGGCAATGGACGAGTATTACAGCATTAACCTTGCAGAAGAAGTCAAGCGTGGTATGACGGAAAAGTTCGGGCGTGGTCTGAAAGTTTCGGGACCTCCGCTGGGCTATGATATGAAGAACGGCGAATTTGTGGTCAATGAGCAGGGGGCTGAGATAGTCCGCCGCATATTTGATATGTACGTCAACCAAGATATGGGCTACCTCAATATCGCCCGTGAGCTGAACGCTGAGGGCATACGCACCCTGCATGGCAATGATTTTGAGACCCGCACTATCGCTTACATCATCAAAAATCCCGTCTATATCGGTATGCAGCGTTGGACGCCCGGCGGAGGTGGCTCAAAGGGTCACTACCGCTCTGCCGTAGCCGAGAACGTTGTTGTAACGCAAGCTCACCACCCTGCCATTATCGACAAGGAGATTTTTGAAAAGGCTCAGCAGAAAGCTGTAAAGACTCGCAGACCATACGAACGCAGTGGCTCCACCAAGCACGAGTATATGCTCAGGGGTCTGCTGAAATGTAGTTCTTGTGGCTCAAACCTTACAATGGCGTCGGTCAAGAGCGGCACTCTGCAATGCTATCAGTACGCTCACGGGCGGTGTAAGGAGTCCCATGCTATTACTATCGTTAAGATAGACAAGGCGGTCATAGAGGACATACAGGGGCTTGTGGACGGCACAGCGACCGATTACAAGCTTGTTGACCAGTCCCCCGCCAAGCCGAAGAAAGACACGTCCAAGTTTGAGACACAGCTTGAACGAGAGCGAATGAAGCTCGAACGAGTGAAGGCGGCATATGCAGACGGCATTGACACGCTGGAGGAATACAAACGCAACAAGTCGGAAGTCCTCGCCAGCATTGCAGAGCTGGAAAGCAAGCTCCGCCAAGCACAGCCGCCAAAGCCACAGCCCACAGCCGACCGCCTGCCTGATCTGAAAGTCAGGGCGCAGGAAGTCCTCAAGGTCATAACCTTGCCTAATGCCACACCTATGGAAAAGAACAACGCTTTACGAAGTATTGTTGACAAAGTTGTCTTTGACCGCAAAACGTCAAGCATTGAGATGTACTACCTGTGCTGAAACGGCATATTTAGGCGGGTTTAGAGGGGGTGTAACTTTTTGAAGTCTGGTGGCCCTGACGGCGAACTTGGTGCAGCGCTTCGCTATCTCAATCAGCGTTACTCAGCCCCCTGTCGTGAGGTGCAGGCAATACTCAACGATATCGGCACGGAAGAACTTGCCCACATCGAAATGATCGGCACTATTATCTATCAGCTGACCCGTGACCTCTCCCTCAAGGAAATAAAAGACAGTGGCTTTGACACCTATTTTGTTGACCACACTACAGGCGTTTATCCTATAGCCGCCTCTGGTGTACCATTTTCTGCGGAAACATTCCAAAGTACCGGTGACGCTATTGCTGATATACACGAAGACCTTGCTGCTGAGCAAAAAGCCCGCCTGACCTACGACAACATTCTCAGGCTTGCTGACGATCCCGATGTCCGTGACCCTATCAAGTTTCTTCGTGAACGTGAGATAGTCCACTACCAGCGCTTCGGCGAAGGACTAAGACTTATTCAGGATATGCTTGACAGCAAAAATTTCTACGCTTTCAATCCTAGCTTTGACAAATAATAAAAAAAGGCGCTGTAAAAAAACGCGCAATAAAAAAAGACTGCAACCACCCTTAAAAGGGTAGGAAAGCAGTCTTTTTTGTGGTATAATAAATTTGATGAAAAAATACCAACAAGAATATAATACACCATATCAATTAAAATTT